GTGGTGGCCGTGGTGCACAGCCACCCGGGCGCATCGAGCGCGCCGTCGCCGGCCGACCTCGTGGCGCACCGGGCGTCCGGGCTTGACTGGTGGATCCTCGGCGCCGACGGATGGCGGCTGCTGCCGGCTGCTGGCGTGCTGCCCTACGCCGGCCGGACGTTCACCCATGGGGTGAACGACTGCTACACCCTGGTCCGGGACTGGTTCTGGCGCGAGCGCGGGGTTCTGCTGCCCGACTACGCTCGCCAGGACCGCTGGTGGGAGCAGGGCCGGGACCTCTATCGCGAGAACTTCGCCGCTGCCGGCTTCGTCGAGGTGCAGGGCGAGTGCCTGCCGGGCGACGCGCTGCTGCTGCAGATCGGGGCGCCTGTGCCCAATCACGCCGCGATCGTCATGCCGGATGGCAGAATCCTTCACCATCTGGCCGGCCGGATTTCCGGGACCGACACCTACGACCGGCTCTACCGCGAGCGCACCACGCATGTCCTCCGCCACGTCGCAACCGCTGCGCACGATCCGTCTGCTGGGTGACCTCGGGCGGCGCTTCGGCCGCGAGCACCGGCTGGCGGTGGCCACGCCGGCCGAGGCGATCCGGGCGCTCTGCGTCGTCCGGCCCGGCTTCCGCCAGTACGTTGAGAGCCGCGAGCGCTGGTTCAAGGTCCTGGTGCGGAAGGCGCCGGTGGCCGACTTCGAGCGCGAGCTGCACCTGCAGCACGGCCCAGACGCCGGATTCACGATCGCGCCGGTGATCGCCGGAGCGAAGTCAAAGTTCTTTCAGATCATCCTTGGCGTGGCGCTGATCGCTTTCGCAGTCGTCAACCCGTTTGGGCTGGCTGCGCTATCGATCACCGGAACGACGGTTGGAGCGCTGGCGGTTGGAGTCGGCGTGTCGCTGGTAATTGGTGGGGTGGCGCAGCTATTGGCGCCTACCCCGGAGTACACCGAGCCGGTCGAGAACCAGCCGAGCTACCTTTTCAACGGGCCGGTGCAGACGACCCAGGTGGGCTTCCCGGTCCCGGTGGGCTACGGCGAGCTGATCGTCGGCGGTGCGCGCATCTCGACCGGGATCTGGTCCGAGGACATCCCGGTATGAGCAGGGAGGACAGGGACAGCCTGCGCTCGATCGCCAAGGCGCGCGTCATCGACGCGGTCTGCGAGGGCGAGATCGAAGGGCTGGTGGCCGGGCTGCAGTCGTTGTTCCTCGACGGCACGCCGGTGCAGAACCGCGACGGCACCGACAACTTCAGCGGGGTCGACGTGGCCGTCCGCCGCGGCCTGCAGAATCAGGAGCGGATCGACTGGGTGGCGGGCGTGGAGGACACCTCCAGCGTCGGTATCGAGGTGGTGAAGGACGTGCCGATCGAGCGCACGCTCACCGATCCCGCGGTCGATGCGGCGCGGGTGGTGATCACCGTATCGGCGCTGCTCCTGCAGCAGGAGAACGGCGACCTGCTGGGCACCAGCGTCGAGTACAAGATCGCGGTCAAGACGGCTGCGGGCTCGTTTGTGGATCAGCCGCTGGGCTTTGACCTCGTGAGCCTGCCGGGCTCGGGCGAGGCCTGGACATCGGGCACGACCTCGACCGCGGCGACGCGGATCCAGGGTGTCGTCCGCGGCGCCTGCCAGCTCGACTATCAGGAGGGCATCGGCTGGGCGCCCAAGCGGCTGGTGGTGAACGTGCAGTACCGCGTGCCGGCCGGCTCGTGGACGACGATCAAGACCTTCGACCTGATGGCCGGCCTCGGCAACGCCGACAGCGCCGAGGGCTACTATGACGACGGGGCTTGGCAGAGCCGGGTGGCCGCCACCGGCCAGTGGAAGGCGGTCCTCGGCAGCTTCGACGTCGAGGTGGCCGAGGGCACGGCCTACGAGGTGCGCACGCTGATCGTCTCCGGCGCCTCGGGGGCTTGGTTCTCGCCGCTGCAGGAGCTGCGCCGGACCAAGGTGCTGCGTATCGAGGGCAAGAGCAGTTCGGCGTACCAGCGGGGGCACCTCGTGCCGCTGCCGGCCGGGGGCGCCCCCTGGACCATTCGGGTCGAGCGGATCACGCCCGATGCCACGACCAACCGGCTGCAGAACCGCACGGTGTGGGACAGCCTGACCGCGATCTACGAGGAGAAGCTCCGGTATCCGCACACGGCCCTTGTCGGGCTCGCCTTCGATGCGAAGCAGTTCTCCAGCATCCCGGAGCGGTCCTACCATCTGCGGCTGCTGAAGATCAAAGTCCCGAGCAACTACGACCCGATTGCCAGGACTTACAGCGGCACCTGGGACGGCACCTTTCAGGTGGCGTGGTCAAACAATCCGGTCTGGTGCTTCTACGACCTCGCCACCAACCCGCGCTACGGCACGGGCGACTACATCACCGAGGCGATGCTCGACAAGTGGTCGCTCTACGCGATGGCGGTCTACTGCGACGAGCTGGTCTCGGATGGCCGCGGCGGGCAGGAGCCGCGCTTCACCTGCAACCTCTATTTGCAGACCCGCGAGGAGGCCTATCGCGTCCTGCAGAACATGGCGGCGATCTTCCGCGCCATGACCTACTGGGGCGCCGGCACGCTCAACCTGAGCCAGGACCGGCCGAGCGATCCGGTCTACCTCTTCGCCAACGCCAACGTCATCGACGGCGCCTTCGAGTACACGGGCAGCAGCCAGCGGGTGCGGCGCAACGCCGTTCTGGTGGCCTGGAACGACCCGGCCGAGCGCTACAAGCAGGCGGTGGAGTATGTCGACGACCCCGAGCTGATCGTCCGCTGGGGCTACGTCTCGCAGACCGAGATCGTGGCGATGGGCTGCACCAGCCGCGCCATGGCCTACCGGGTCGGCCGGTGGCTGCTCTACACCGAGCGCTACGAGAGCGAGATGGTCACGTTCGAGACCGGCCTGGAGGGCAACATCCCGCGGCCGGGCGACGTCATCCAGGTGGCCGATCAGCATCGGGCCGGGTCGCGCATCGGCGGCCGAGTGGTGGCCGTGCCGACCGCCACCACGGTGACGCTCGATCAGGCGGTGACGCTCGCGGCCGGCCTCACCTACACCCTGGCGGTGCTCAACGATGCCGGCGAGCTGGAGGAGCGGACCGTCACCACGGCGGCCGGCTCAACCGCCACGCTCACGATCGCTTCGGCCTGGACCGGCGGGCTTTCGGCGCAGAGCATCTGGGTGCTCTCGTCGTCGGCGCTGGAGCCCGAGCTGTACCGGGTGGTCTCGGTGGCCGAGCGCGAGGGCGGGGCGAAGTTCGCCGTGACGGCGCTTTTGCACAACCCGTCCAAGTTCGCGGTGGTGGACGAGGGCGCCTCGCTCACCCTGCGCACGACCTCGGTGCTGGTGGATCCGCGGCTGGCGCCGCCGGCCCCGTCCGGCCTCGCCGCCAGCGACACCATCTACGTCGACTCGGCGAAGGTAGTGCGCTCGAAGATCACCTTCTCTTGGGCGCCGGTGACGACGGGCTACGTGCGCGGCTACGTGGCCTCGTTCCGGCTGGCCAACGGCAACTGGATCGCCCTGCCGGAGACGCAGACCCCGGCGGCCGAGATCATCGACGTGATTGACGGGGCGCAGTACCAGCTCCGGGTGGTGGCGGTGAGCCAGCTCGGGCTGACCAGCGACACGCCCGCGGCGATCACCTACACGCCGCTCGGCAAGGCCGCGCCGCCCGCCACGGTGGGCGCCCTGGCCGTCACGATCAACGCCAGCGCCGCGCAGGCCGAGCTGGCATGGCCGGCGATCGCCGACCTCGACCTCGACCTCTACGAGGTGCGCCTGGGGGCGAGCTGGGCCGGCGGGACGGTGGTCTTCCGCGGCAAGGCCCTGAACGCCACGCTGCCGATCGCGGGCCTCTCGATGACCTTCCGGGTGCGGGCGCTGGACACCGCCGGCAACTACTCGGCCGCCGACTCGGCAGCGACGATCACGATCGAGCCGCCCGGGCAGCCGGTCATCGTGGCCGAGGTGATCGACAACAACGTGCTCCTGCGCTGGCAGGACGTGCCGGGCTCGCTGGCGATCAGCACCTACGAGATCCGCCGCGGTGCGGCCTGGGCATCAGCCGAGGTCATCGGCACGAAGACGGGCCTCTTCACCACGGTGTTCGAGACCCAGGCCGGCACCTTCACTTACTGGGTCGCCGGCATCGACCGCGCCGGCAACTACGGGACTCCCGGGCAGGTGGTGGTGCCCGTCTCGGCGCCGCCGGACTACGTGCTGCAGATCGAACAGGCGCCGGTCTGGGCGGCCTTCTCCAACGCGGCCGAAAGCGATGGCCGGCTCTACCTGCCGGTCTCGGCCAGCGAGACCTGGGAGACGCACTTCACCGCACGCGGCTGGACCTCGCCGCAGGACCAGATCGACGCCGGCTACCCCTACTTCATCCAGCCCGGCGAAAGCAGCGGCTACGCCGAGGCGGTTGTTGACGCCGGCTCGACCCTGCCAAGCTCCAAGATCACCATCACGGCCTCGCTGGCGGCGATCAGCGGCAGCCCGTCGGCCAGCTACACGATCAGCGTGAGCAACACGAGCGCCAGCGGCCCCTGGACCGACTATGCCGGTGCGCAGGCCTTCGCGACGGCGTTCCGCTGGGCCAAGGTGAAGATCGCGATCGCCGGCGGCATCGCCGAGGTGTTCAATGCGATCGTGCGCATGGAGGTCAAGGAGCGCAGCGACAGCGGCGAGGCGGCCGTCGCCGCGGCCGATGTCGGCGGCACCACGATCGACTTCACGGTGCCCTTCGTCTCGGTGAAGTCGATCACCGTGACGCCCAAGGGCACGACGGCCCGCTTCGCGATCTACGATTTCGCCGGGGGCGCCAACCCTACCTCGTTCAAGGCCCTGCTCTACGACACCGCCGGCAACCGCGTCAGCGGGACCGTGTCGTGGCAGGCCGCCGGAGTCTGACATGGCCAACTGGGCAAACCCGACCCTCTCTAGCCTCTACACCAACTTTCTGGCCGATCTGAAGGCGCGCGACGACGACCTCGCCCGCGGCCTCGATCCGGCCGTGGCCACGGTCACGAGCCCGCCGACCAACGCGATCCGATGGAACTCTGCCTCGAAGAAGTGGCAGAAGTGGTCGGGCTCGGCCTGGGCCGACCTCTCGGCCGCCTATGCGATCAACGTCGAGGGCACGCTGGCAGCGCCTGCGGGCTCGGTGAGCGCGCCGTCGATCGCCTTCCAGGGCTCGGCCACGACGGGCTTCTACCGTCCCAGCGCCGACCGGGTGGCCCTGGCGATCGCGGGCGTGCAGCGCCTGTTCGCGAGCAACACCGGGCGGTTCTCCTTCGGTGCCGGCGAAAGCCCGCAGGGCGTGGTCTCGATCGCGGGCGGCGACTTCGTCGTGCAGGAGACCGGCGCCGACCGGGCGCTGGCGTTCCTGAACGCCGACGGCTCGGTGGCCTACGGGCAATTCGGGGCGGCCAGCTCCGGCTCGAACAACCGCGTCTTCGTGGCGAACCCGCGCACCGGCGGCACCGTGGCCTTGAGCGTGGCCGGCACCGACCGGGTGACGGTGAGCGCCACCGGCGCCACGTTCGCCGTGCCGATCTCGGGCTCGGGCTCCGGTCTGACCTCGCTGCCGGCCGGCCAGCTCACCGGCACCGTGGCGGTGACCAATGGCGGCACGGGGAAATCAACTTTGAACGCCAGAGCCTTACTCGGCGTCACGGACCTAGGGGCTATTGACGATACTTTGATTCCGGCAACGGAAGGCGAATTTATTTATTCTAGTCCTGCAAACATTGGCCCTGGCGCGCCTATTTTGTGGTTTAAGACGTCGTTCGTCAATCGGTTGAAAAACGTCCTAAACGCAGGAGGTGATGCGCCGGTCTACGCCTGCCGAGCCTGGGCCACATTCAGCAACGTCGAGGTCTCTGGAACCTATTCACAGTCTGGCACGACTATCGCGATCACTATCAACGGCCACGGCATGAATTCCGGCGAAGGGGTTTATCTAGATTTCACCAGCCCTGATCCCGGTGGCAGCGTCGATGGCTTCTTCACTGTTTACAACGCCACCGCAGACACCTTTCAGGTTGATGCTGCCAGCAGCCTGACGGTCTCTGGAAATGTCACCCGGAAGGTGCACGTGCGCGCCAGAGGTAACGTTGCTTCCGTGGTCCCGCAGGCCGGTGTGGCCTACCGGATCAGTTTCACCACGCAGTTGGCAGACAGCCAATATGCGTGGTCCGGCAGCGTGCGATTCGAGGGTGCCAATCCGCAGGGGATCATTTGCGCCACGACCAACTGCTTGAAGAGTACCGGCTTCCTCGACGTCGAGATCGGCAACTCGGCCAACGCCTTCAACATCACTTCGTCCGAGATCCACGTCATGGTTTTCCGCTGAAAATCGCCAGCCTCGTCACCAAGGAGCCCCCATGCGCTACACCATCACCTTCGAGAACCTCGACACGGCCGCCGTCAATCTGCTGGCGAGCGCTCTATCTGCCCGGCCCTGGGCCGAGGCGAACCCGTTCATGCAGGCGCTGATGCAGCAGGTGCAGGAGCAGGAGCACGCCGCCGCCGTCGTGCGGCCTGCGCAGCCGGAAAAGCTGCCGCCGTCGGTCGATTCGCCCGCTCAGGGCGAAGGCTGACAGAATCCGTCCATTGCCACGCCGCCCGGATCTGCCACGATGGACAAAGGCCACGAGATCGCCAGCCAGACGCTGGACGCGACCATCGCCGCCACCGGCTCGAAGGCCACCTACACGGGCGCCGGCATGACCGTCGGGGGGTGGCTGCTCAGCAGCGAGTTTGCCGTTCTGGTCGGCATCTTTATCGGCGTGGCTGGCTTCCTGGTGAACTGGTTCTACCGCCACCGCCAGGACGTGCGCGAGCGCGCCGAGCATCTCGCCCGCATGAAGCGATACGAGAACCCATGACATGAACCGCGTCAGGATCGCCCTCGCCGCGCTGTCGCTCTCGGCTTCCGGGCTGGTCGGCATCGCGGTGTTCGAGGGCTACCGCGAGACGGCCTATGTGCCGGTCGCGGGCGACGTGACGACGATCGGCTTCGGCACCACGCGGCACGCCGATGGCAGCCCGGTGCAGGTGGGCGAGCGCACCGACCCGATCCGGGCCTTGACCCGCAAGCTCGACGACGTGCGCAGGTTCGAGGGCGCGCTCAAGACCTGCGTCACGGTGCCCTTGCACCAGCACGAGTACGACGCTTTTTTGTCCCTGGCCTACAACATCGGCCCGAGCGCCTTCTGCAGCTCGACGCTCGTGCGCAAGCTCAACACCGGGGACTATGCCGGGGCCTGCGACCAGATCCTGCGCTGGGACAAGTTCCAGGGCCGGACGCTGCGCGGGCTCACCCTGCGCCGGCAGGCGGAGCATCGCCAGTGCCTGGGTGAGGTGCCGTGATTGACGCCCTGCTGCGCTTTCGGGACGCCGCCTGGGCGCTGGCGCTCGTGGCCGCGCTCACCGCCACGCTGTGGCTCTATCTTGACCGCTCGCTGGTGCAGCGCGACCTCGCCGCGGCCGAGGCGCTGCTGGCGCGAGAGCAGGCCGCCTGGGCGACGCAGCGGGCGGAGCTGGCCGAGCAGGCGCGGCGGATCGAGAACGACTGGAGGACCCGCCATGACCGGATCGCCACCGAGAGCCAGCAGCAGATCGAGCGGGCGCGTGCTGACGCCCGTCTTGCTCGCGCTGCTGGTGACAGCCTGCGGCAGCGCGCCGAGGTCTACGCCCGCCAGTGCGCCGTCGCCGGCCGTGGTGCCGGCGCTGCCGCCGCAGGCGCGGCAGCCGGCGACCCCGGCGCTGTGCTCGCCGACGTGCTCGGACGGCTGGAAGCGGCTGGCCGAGAGCTTGCTGCCGTGGCCGATGCCCGAGGTGCCGCAGGCGCGGCCTGCGAGCGGGCCCACGACGCGCTGAGCGGCGCCGTGCCGCCCGACTGAGCCCTTACCCCTACCGGAGCCGCCATGCGCCCGTCCGCCCTCCTGCTGGCCTTGCTGATGGCCCTGCCGGCCGCGGCCAAGACGATCGCCGTGGTGCGGGCGGACAACGGCGCGCTCTTGCAGCTCACCGACGAGATGGGGCCGTGCCTGGGGCCGGCGCGGCAGGCGATCTGGATGAGTGCCGACGGGCTTGAGCGGATCCCGGGCTGCTGGCGTCTGCATGGCAAAAACGTGCTGGTGGCGTTCCTCGACGGCGACGTGGCCGAGGTGCCGGTGTCGCTGCTGCGCCGGCCGGACGACGTCTGATCGCGGGTTCGCACAAGCGCCGCGGGCGGTGTCAGAATCGGCCCGTGGGTTAGATGGGGATCTGCTCCTTGAGACGTTCGGGCCGCTTTGTGCGGCCCTTTTTTTGCCCTGGCGGCTGTGCCGTTCAGCTCACGGCGCATCGAGCGGGCCGTAGATCGGGATCAGCCGGGCATGCGCGGCCGTCCGCCGGCTCTTGGCCATGCGCAGCACCCGCAGCCCGAGGCGGCGGAAGACGGCGCCGACGAGGTTCGGGTGGGTGCCGGGCGGCGGCGGACAGGCGTCGTAGAGGTCGTCGGCGCTGACCTCGCCGCGCTCCCTGGCGCGCTGGAGCACGGCGGCGCGGGCGGCGGCGAGCCACTCCTTCTTGCCCATGGCGACGCGCTCGATGCCATGGTCGCGCAGGGCCTCGCCGATGGCGGCGCTCACGCCGGCACTCCCATGGCGGCGAGCGCGGCGCGGGCGCGGCGGATGCTGGCCTGCCGCCAGCCGGGCGCAAACGGCCGCTCCTCCCGCTCGCCGTCGTGCCAGCGGTCGCCGCAGCCGGCGCAGGTGACGCTGGCGCCGTACCACTCGAACAGCCGGCAGTGCGCCCGGCGCTGCCGCTCACAGGTCGGGCAGTCGATGACCATGGCCGCGTCCTCGATCGGTTGCGGCGCGTGAACGTGGATGCTCATGCGTAGAGTCTCCGAAAGGCGTCGACGTCGCGGGCCTCGACCCAGACGTCCTTCTGGCCGATCTCCCAGCGCACGCTGCCGAGCAGCCCCGGCAGGTGGAAGAAGGCCACCGTCCGGTCCGAAGCGTACCCGCTGGATGGCTGGATCTGCTGCGCCATCGGCCAACGCATGGCCGTGGCCTCGATGATCGCCGCCAGCCGGCGGTCGCGATCGCTGCGATCGGCGTCCTCGCGGGCAAGGCAGGCCCGGCTGCAGTAGACCCGGCGGCCGCGCTCGACGAAGCCGAAGGCCTCGGGTGGGGCGTCGTGGCCCTCGTCGTCGCAGCGGTCCTCGTTGTACTCGTCGAGCGCCACGCGGTGGCCGCAGTGGCCACACTCGAACCACCAGCCAAACTCGTAGAGGGCGCGCTGTGGCACCGGTCCGGGTGCGTAGCCGTCGAAGTGCGGGGCCCGGACGCAGGTGACGGCCTCCCAGTCGGTGTTCAGCTCCCGCGCGCCTAGGACCCTGGCCGGCGCATTGCTCACCGCGAAGGCGACGCAGGCGTTCTCGTCGTCGCTCACGGCGTAGGCCTTGAGCCGGCCGGCCTCGCCCTGGGGCACGGTCACGCTCGGCGCTCCACGTTGACAGGCGCCGGGCAGCGCAGGTGCTCGGCCGTGAACTGCCGGGAGATGGCGACGAACAGGCCGATGGTGCACGGCAGGGTCGGCTTGTAGGTTAGGCCGCAGTGCCGGCAGCGGAACTCCTGGGTCACGAGGTCCATGATCGCGTGGTCGGCGTTCGGCCGCTTGGCCGTGGTCTTGGGGCTGCTCATGGGCGGGGCTCCTCGTCGCGTCCGGGGAGAAGTTCGGCGGGCTGGACGCCCATGATGCCGGCGGCCTGGACCACGTGGTCGAGGCGCAGCATGCGCGCCCCGGCCTCGTGCCAGCGGACGGTGTTGAGCGAGCAGCCCAGGGCCTTGGACAGGGCCAGGAGCCCGACCTTCTGCCGGCGCCGGACCTCGCGGAACCGGTTGCCCAGAG